GAATAATTAAGAGAGATATGGTGACAAACCATAAAGGCCACCTATAAAGGGCACCATATCTCACGAATTCGTTGTGTTAGAATCGGTGAATACTGTTGCACTAGTCAGGTACAATGCGGGAACCGAAACGAAACCTCCAAAGGAAATATCATCACCAGCCGAACAAATGGCAGCGACTGATACGAAGGCTCTGCCAGGACCATTAAATGCTGTAAAATTAGCACTAGCTGAAATCACGGCATTGCTGAAAGAGTAACCAGTTGCTCCTCCAGTAAGTCCATTGGATCCTTCAGTAATGATGGTAAGTCGAATATTCTGAGCAAGTTCCGCATTTGAATTAGCATTCATCCATCCAGTCGTTGATCCAGGCAAGAATCGTATATTGCTGAAAAAGGGCATGCGTATGCCCAAAGTTCGCTGTTCATCAGAATTGACGACTAAAGACCCAGAAGCAAATGAACCCAAGTAAGCATTCAAAAATCGCCGAACGGATGATAGCTTGTTAACAGTACCGTTGTAGACATCGCGTATCCCCAAGTTGGGAGGAGAGAAAACCGTCCCAGTGTCGTAAATGATGGGTATGATAGCAGATGAATCAGCGTTCTGAAAACCAGGACCATCATTACCTACATACTCAGCCGTACCCGAATATGGAGACACACGCTTGTTTCTTGGAAAGGATCCTATTTTGGAATGACCAGAATGAGTGAAGTTAGCACGAGCAGCAGTCATCATCTTGACACGACAACCACTCTCGATAACCGGAACAAACTTCCAGTTGTAACTACCACGAAAGCCAACAAAACACTCACGGATCAAAGGAAACAAGTTAGTGCGAGCCATACTTGGGTAAAACGTGCGTTTATTACCACCAGTTCCGGTGAACTCAAATGCCGGGTTCACGACGTTCAATGTTTGGGTGGAAGTCCGCGAAGGGCTAACAGTTCCGAAAGGATACGGGTAAGTCGGTAACATGCGAATGCACATTGTCGGTGGCGTGTCAATATTAACCGCACGCAAAGAACCAGATATGTCGGGTTGAGACTCGATCCGGGGTACCTCAAAGCTGATAGTGTCATAAAACACATCACGCTGCAATAAGGACCTAAGCGAACCAACTTTCTCCCCTTCATATACTGCCTCTTCTACCTCGGTCGTTGGTTGGAACACGAACACTTCCTCCCCTTGAGGTTCCATTTCTCCTTGCGGATAGTAAAAATCAGGACACAAATTACGAGTCATCAGATTCTCAATATCTTCACCGCGAAAAACCGTACCGTAGTAAGTTGATGAATCGGTTGGGAAATTGGTAACCACCGAATTGATAGCGTCAATAGTCGCCATTGAAGGACCATTTTCCAAAGGGTCGTAAAACTCCATATCTTCATACCAAACATGAACCATGATGGGAAGAGGATAAGTGGTATCTGGAGCTTGAAGTTTTGTCAAAACAGACACACGCAAAAACCCGTTGAAATAGTCCTCATAATTGTCAATCGTAATGGATGACGAGGCGACAGTAGTCGGACTTGCTTCAGTGTTCGTAATGAACGAAGTGTCAGTGAGACCAGGGGTGCCCAAACGAGGAACCGTTAGACGACCCTTGCGCGATCCGAACCCGACCTTCATGGTTACTGCTTGAGTTGCCGAAAGATCCCAATTCAAAATCTGCTGGTACCCCTCATACTTGGCGACCAAATCAGCCTGCTGGTTTGAAGTGTTGTCGCCAATTTCAGGTTCCCAAGCCACTCTCAGCCGACCACGGTGAAATGAAGTCTGTATGGTCTGTAAGCGGACGCACATTGTGCCCCGCCAGTAACGGAAATTCATAGCTGCGAGCGCACAGGGCGTCATCTGAACACGTCGAACATTTGGTAATTCTGCACTGGTTTGCAACTCAGTAATGCAATGAAACGGAGCTACCGGCAATATCATAATGGGATCATCCACGTTCAAAGCACTGGCAAAATATGTGCGACATAAAAGAGCTGGTCGAGCACAGAATGATGCCAATGCTAAAGGATCGGAGGAATCACCGTTTATGACAGCAGGGTCAACTACGACGTTGTTCGCATGATCCAAGCCCAAATTGCGCACTTTCTTAGGGAACGTAACGCTAGACTCAACTGGGAAGGAATATCCCGTAACGTACTGCGGGAGAGTGATATCCGGGCGAGGTGTGTAGCCGAAAAATTGCAATAGTTTTGAGCCAGCACCAGCGATAGTTTCAGCCAAGGTTGCATACGACCCTATGACAGGGACATACTTGAAGACTGACGCGACGGAGGCAATCGATGAGGCGATCTGTGATGGTTTACGCTCTTGACCTTGAGGAACAGCAGTAGCCACTCCCGAAGATAGCCAAGCACGAGCATTAACTGCACGCACAAATAGGTCGATAGTTACACCGGCGGTCGTAGCTGTTTGCATATTCCGCAATGTTGCCAATGACTCCAAGTGTATGGTGCCCATCGAAATCAACTCCTGGCCAAATAGCGTGGCGCGATTGGTCGCATCCACTCCAACCATATTGTTCACTCTCAAAGCGTTAAACGGATGGATAAATGGTAAAATCAATTTGCCGCCGGTTGAAGTAGCAACATCCAAGTAGGTGCATTGTCGTTGCGAACGAGCTAAAATTGTAAACCCTACACCACCAGAAAAAGCCTTCAAGGTTGTACCAGCGACTATACATCCATCCTCGGGTAAGTATCCGCCTGAATAATCTGACAAAGAACATGGATCGTTGGCGCGCGTTTTGTAAAGAGAGAATGAGGGTCGATAAGACGCAAGAATTTGCGAAAATCGAAAAGGCGACCCATTAATTCTAATCTCAA